AAGGGTCATCGCCCCATTATTTTTGATTGCCACGTGAATACAATTTAAATCTTCCTTAAAGTCTATCCATTTACGGCACTGTTTTTGTTTGCATGTCGTGTTTTCCTCAAGACACTTGCTTGCACATAATTCCATAAGCTCATTCACCTCCGCTATTTTTTTCATTATTTGCAATTAAATCAAATATATCTTCTATCTCTTCTTGATTTAATCCGAATCGATTTATTATCTCTTGTTCTTTTTTTCTAAGTTTTTTTGCTTTCTTCAGCCTAAATTTTCTGGCCAGCATGCTCTTCTCTTTCACTTTGTTTATGAAGGGCATCAAGTCTTCATCTTCTTCTAGATATGCCTTGATGTATTCATTAAAGAAAAAGAACTTTGTCACATCATCAAAATTTAATTTGATAATCAAGTTTACATCTAATTTTTCTAAAGACGGAAACATTATATATTTACCGCCCTCTGGGACTTTATTTTTCATCTAGACAATATATGTGTTTTACTTTCGTTAAGTCCAGCTGGAGTTTGAGAAACAAACTTAGCTTTCGCCTGAAGCTGCTCGATTGTCCTTGCACCAGAGTAAGACAGTCCAGACTTTATGCCCTTGCGAAGACTTTTTAATATATCTTCTGCTGGACCTTTGTAGTCCACGTGGGTGCTTATGCCCTCTTCTGAGGAAGTTCTCCCTCTCCAGTCCATTTGCGCATCTGCGCTGGCCATTCCACGATATTTTTTTACAAATCCCTGTGTGGTTTTAATTTTTTCACCGGGTGTTTCATCCGTGCCAGATAAAAGGGAACCAATCATGACAAAATCTGCACCTGCAGCCAGAGCCTTAACAATGTCTCCACTTGATCTAATTCCTCCGTCTGCTATTATTCTTGCCCTCCTATCTGTCATTGCGCAGTCCATGATGGTTTGTAGGCCCGGGAGGCCATGGCCAGTCTGTACTCTGGTAGAGCAGATAGAACCTCCGCCGATGTTACACCGAACGCTGTCTGCGCCCCAGTCTGACAGGTCATTGAAGCCTTTAAGAGTGGCCACATTGCCTGCCATAATATGAATTTTTGAATCTAATTCAGATTTAAGCGTTTCAATCGCATCTTTAACCAAAGAGTGATGGCCATGTGCCACATCAATACAAATTATCTCTGCTCCATTGGCACAAAGCGTCTTAGCTCTCTCTAAAAAATCATCGGTTACACCGACTGCGGCGCCGACATAGGGTTTAATTTGATTTCCTAAAAGTAAGTTGTATGTTTCGTGGACCAGAAGGGCTTGTTCTTCAATAGTATTATATCTATGAATGACACCCAAACCACCACATTTAGACATTAAAGCTGCAATATCAGTTTCTGTTACAGTGTCCATCGGGGAGGAAATAATGGGCATCCCAAACCAATGATTGTCGTCCAACAAATTGCCTATGTATATGTCTTTTCTGCTTTTTATGTCTGAGTACTGCGGCAGCAACAGAACATCATCGTAAGTCAATGCTTTTTTAATTTCCATTCTGACCTTCTTCTATTTCTTCTATCAGTCTATCTAAATACCATCTGGCTTTTTTTAAATCCTGAAGGGATTTGCCTTTGTATGGGTGTCGGGTTACATATTTGATTATGTTGCTTTCAGGGTACCCCATTTCCCAAGACCTTATATATGAATATGTCTCGATTGCTTTATTTCCCTTCCAATTGACAGTGTAGTGTTTGGGGTGGTTAACTTTATCCTCCGTAGAGTCTAATTCATCTCGCGCCATTCTCCCTCCTCTAAAAATACATCTTGCTCATTTAAAATTTCATCTAACAGTTGCCACTCTTCTAGGTCCTCCACCTCGTCGTCAAAAACAACATATGTTTTATCCCACTCAAAGCCCTCTAAACCGTGAACACATCCCTCTCTGTCATATTGAAAGCGCAATAAGTTCTCTGGCACTAATCCAAATTTATTTTCAAATTCAGTACAGAACTCCTCTGGGTCTTTTTGTTCCTCCCAAAGCAGAAATTCATCTAATAACTTAAGCTCAGACGCGAGGTCCGTATCAATGGGAAAGCCTTTTTTCTGTACAATGTGATACTGCATTTTAGTCTCCTTTGTTTCTACGGGCAGTCAGCCCCTCTTTCATCTCAGTAACTAAATCTGTAGCGCGCTTCCAGCACTCAGGACAATATAGATTAACTTTTTCTTCTTGCTGGCGCACCACGACACTCCATGTCATTACCTGCTCCCGATTTAGTTTATCAAAACTTTTATTACATGTCAAGCATTCAGTGCCTAATTCTCCGAATAGAGCAACTTTTGTAGCCATTTCTTTTTCAGCTAACTTTTTTGACTTCTTTGCGTTTTTTCTACGTAGTTTTCTTTCTATGCTCATTTGACACTCAACTTTTCCAGCTGTTCGCCGGCAATCCAATTTAAGTCCACGCGACCTTTGACTCCATCAATTTCCCCATGGCCCGTGTATTGCCATACGTCCCACTCTTTCCAGCCTCTCAGCTTGTCCTCTGGACCAACAAGGCGCGTGTCTCTCACATAAGCTGCGTACCACACTGGATATGCCAATAGCTTCTTCAAAGAGGATTTGTCGGCCCTCATCAGGAAAAGTTGCCATGCCCAGCGTGCAGTATAAATCATCGGAGTACTGTTAGTCTCTTTGCCTACATAGTTTAACCAATTAAGACACCAATTAACATTATGATTGTCATCCGTTTTCATTCCAGCTTCGACATCTAAAACAGGAACTAAGTCACCGCTATAACATCCAACATTTTCAAGCTGTATAAGAAAATTATTTGCTTCTTTTTCCCAGTCGTTTGGGTCTCCAGAATATGTATCCGGCCTTCCAAAATGATATGCCCCCACTTTGAAATTGGCGTCTCGGGCAGTCTCAAACTTTTTTTCACGTCCGGGGTTCTGATGTGTGGTTCCCTCTGTGAGCTTAATCCAAGCTGTGGAGCAGCCTGCATTTTTCATTTTTTTAAAATCCACGGTTCCGTTCCAACTAGAGAGGTCCGTAGCTGCGGTAACATTGGTGCCCAGCGCTGTTAGCGTTTGCCTTCCAGCCAAGCCATCAACCGTCAATCCATTGTGCTTTTGATATTCTTTCACTGCTCGTTCTGTTTTGGGCCCAAATTTACCATCTGCAGCCGTTGGTAACTTATCCTGAAGTCTTTTGACTTCTTGGCCAGAGTCTCCTTTTTTTAGAGTGTATTTTAAACTCATTTGTTTTCTCCTCTGTAATCTTTGACGCCTTTCCCCTTCCAACGTGCGTTCCAGCCGCGAGTGTCATAGTGAACGAAACTGCGGTAGAGACCGACGCCGCCCTTTTTAATTTTTCCCTCTTTAATTAGGTCGATAATAATTTCTCTCATCTTTATGGGCTTAATGGTTTTTACAACAATATCGGCGGCCTTTGCTTTCATATGTTGAGATTTCCTAGCCCCTCCAATCTTTCTATTATATTTTGGAGAGCGATATCCAGATATGATATGCATCGGTGCACCAATATGATCCCGGATAATTTGTAAGTTTTCAACCAGTTCCTCTAAATTGTCCATGTACTCGTCCGGTACATGCGTGCCGTCGCGACACTTAAACTCACTTTTTTTAAAATTCTTGCTCATTTGGTTGCTCATTTACTTTCTCCTTCACCACATCCAGAATCAACATTAAAGCCATATACCCAATCAAATGATTGGTCGCCTATTCCGGCATGTGTTGTCTTTCTATTAAACACTATGTGCTTAATGTTGACTGGTGGTTTCTTAAATTTGTTCAAAAATCTTTTTGCGTGTCTATATGGCTTGTCCCACTTTCTTGTCAAAACAAGAAACTCGGTGTTTTCTATATAAGGTCGAAAACTTTTCCATGCAATATCTAACCAATGTCCATAAGAAGCATCCGAAAAAATAACTTTAACTGATGTTGCCCCTGCTTTATCATAAAGCCAATTTAGGCCGCCGGATCTGGATATTGACATAAGGGTGCTGCCGCCGGCGCTGTGGCCTAACAACACCGCGGTGCCGAGGGTGACAGTTTTGTTCCTGCGTGTACAGGCGCGCGCGGTGCAAGAGGCAAAATGAGAATTTATAATATTTTGCGACGACATTACAAAATCTGAGAACTCTTCTTCCCCTGTAAAAACACGGCCTTGGCGCGTTCTTGGTGTTGATGTATGTTTAGACCATGGCATCTCCGGAATTATAAT